GCCTCGCCGCGTAAGACCCCCTCCGCGCCCCTGCCCGCCCCAGATGGCTCTGATACGCCCCACGCGCCAGCATCACCATGCCGCCCATCGCCATGCCAGCGTAGGGGATCGCCTTCATAGCCGTAGTCAAGCCTGCGAAACTGCGCCCAGACCCCGCTGAGGAAGAGGATTCGCCACCGCCACCGCCACCGCCGCCACCGCCGCCGCCGCCACCGCCACCGCCGCCGCCGCCAGGGGCGCGACCGCCGCCGCCCCCTGCACGCATCTTCCTGAACTCAGCGTTGACGCGCTTCGCTTCCTCTCGGACAGCCTTCAATTCGTCACGAAGTTTCTTGAACTTCTTGACGGTTTCCCCAGCCTTGTCCAACGACTCAGCAAGAGTCTTCGCAACGTCGCCAGTTTCCTCAAAAGCGGTATTCAGGTCTTCGGTTGCGCTCGTCAGCCCCTCGGCTCTGGCGGGATCGAAGGCGTCGCCGAGCGTGCGTTCAAGGTCATTGAGCGCACGCGCATTGACCTTTACTTCAATCTCGGCGGTCGTTCGTGCCATCAGCCCAGCCCAGCACTCAAGTCAGGGGTGCGCCCAGCCGCGATCTCCTGTTCCCAGTGATCGATCAGCGGATCACCAGTCACAACAGCCTCGTCCCAGGAAGATGGAGCGTTCAGAGTTCGTGGTGGACCCCAGCGAGTAGGCGACAATCCACCGCTCTCGTCCAAAGCGTCCTCCATGCCTACTAGGAACGGCGTGATCTCAGCGGGCGTAAACGCGCTAAACTCGATTGGCGGCGAGCCCGTGCGCTTGTACCAGATCCACCTCAGAGTCCAGAGCGGATCAGCCAGCATCCTTTCAGCGTGCTTCTCCATCGCCTGTTCCCCAAAACCTAGCCTCATGTGAGGCCACCTCCCCGTAGATAGCCGCCACCACCCCTACATCGTAAAGCTCGCCTAGATCAGACGCCCACTCAGGGGCTTCCTCCAGTGCGACCGCAAGATGCGCCTGCATTTCAAGCAGGTTTAGGGTAGCCGCGTCAACTACTTGAGCAGGCGTATTGGCTGTTAGTCTGGAGCGGGTCAGGCCAACGGCTGCTCGCTCCTTGATGTTCAGAATGTGACTCTTGAAATGCCCCGCCCAGTGGTAGCCGCGCCCGTCAGTGTAGTCGAGATCGAACTCATGCTCCGCTGACACCCCTCCGCTGCCTTCGTGGTCCTTCTCAGGACCGCTAGGGGCGAGTGTGGGGGGCGTAACGACGTTGAGCCCGGTTTTTGATGTGGTAGGGGGTGGCGGTGCTGCTGCCTTCTTGCGCTTCCTAGCCGCGCTGCCCAATTCTGCGTTCTCTGCCATGTTGCCTCCATGCAAGCGGGTGGTTCATGTTTAAGCGTCGCTCTCGTCCCGGCACCTGATAGCGACCATTGACACGTTGGTTCCAACGATACCTCGTGCGGTGACGTTCATGTTTCTCTCGGAGATCCTGACGCCTTCGACGTTCATAACAATCTGGGGCGTGCCGATGTTCGCGTCAGCCTCGATTGTCGCCGTCAATTCGCCACTCGACAAGATGTTCGACAGATGGTCCTCGGGAGAAACCCCCTGCTTCGGGAACCAGCCCTCCGACTTGATAGTCGAACCGATGATCCGCACAAGCTCGGCGGTCATGGAACATTCGTAGCCAGTGGGCGCGTGCTCTACCACCTGAATGTTGTCGAGAGTCTGCACAGGCTCATAGGTGATCGATTCCCGCACCGTGACACCCGTTGCGTAGCCGACCTGAGTGCCTTCAAGCGTAAATCGTGCTCTCGCACCAGTAAGGACGTTGCCTGTCGCCATTGTCGTCTACTCCCACATGCTAGGTCGAAGCCTCAAACGAGGCAGAAACAAGATGGATTGTCGTCTTTATGAAGTTGACGGGAATGACCGGGGCGATCTCCACATCAATTGTCATAACGTCGCCAGTCAATTCGATAGTCAGGTTCTTGTAGCTGACGATGGCTGTCACGCCGACCAACTGCCCCAGGACCGAGATTGCGATGCCCTGTGCTGCTGTCACTGTCCCGGCAAAGCCCTTCTTGCCGACAATCGCTTCAAGCGCCGTCCGAAGCGTGTAGACCGAGTAGTTCACCGCTTCGTTCACCGAAGCCTCGCAGTACGCAAGGTTATTGTCGATCAAGTAGGTGGTCACGTTTCTGAGCCACCGGAAGCCCACATTTGGGTTCTTCTCGATCATGCAGAGCCCTGCCTGAATCAGTTCGTTGGCGTCGTCCTGAATGGTGTAGGTCGCGTCGTTGCCGAAGAAGTCGAGGACGTTTAGGTACTTGAACGTCAGGCTCGTGCCGACCTCGCTACCCGCCTGCATTCCGGCTGCGATGCACGCGCTAAACGGAGGTGCGAACCGCTCCTTCGTCCCGCTCGTGTTGAACCGCTGAATGTCCTGAATCAGCAGCCTTGCGTGGCGCGTGTTCATACTCAGTGCAAGCGCCTTCGCATCGGACAGGTTGATTGCCGAAGTCGCGCCGAGCACACAGTCGCGCTCAGAGCGTCCAGCCGCGCACATATAGGTGCAGTGCGAGATTGTCGCCGCCTGCACGGCGGTATCGTTGGTCAACGGGACCACCGTGTTGACGCGGTAATCGCGGAGGAGGTTCAGCGCATCTTGCCAGTCGCCAAACGAAGTCGCGCCCTCCGTGCCACCGCTGAGATATTGCGCGGTTGATAGATTCGCCGGGGCTCCTGTCGCGGCTCCCAGGATCTCTGCACTGACGAAGCTGCTTCCCGCGTTAATGACCGCAGCCATGTCGGTCAGAATGTCGAGGATGCTGTAACCAGAGGCCAGCGCACTCTGACTTCCAAACTCGTCAAGCGCCTCAATGTCGTAATCCGCAGAGGGCGTCACCATCAGCTTCGTCAGCGTCCACTCAGCCTGTGTGGCAAAGAAGACCTCCCAGTCCTCAAAAGTGGGATACGTCGATTCAGTCAACGTAAACGGTGTGTAGGCCGGAAGAATGTCAATGCCGTCTGGCGTCAACGCACACGCAATCGTCTGGATTGTTCGCCAGGAAGTCGAACTCGTGCCGGATGCGCCGCTGATCCGTTCCATCGCGGCAGAGCCAGTGTTATCAGTGCCAATCAAAATCGCTACAACATTCGGAGGTCCAGGGGTCGGATCTTGCGTCCATGAAAGCGTGGTCGCGTTCAAGACGTAATCAGCAGTAACGAGCCCCCTGTGGGTCTGCCCTGGCGTGAAGCCGAAAAGATGAACCTGCTGCGGCGACGACGTTCCCGCGAAGACGTTCATGTTCCCGGCTGTAACCGCGTCGATTTCCGCTCCGTAGATCGCAGACCAACTACCCGTCGTCGTGACGGGGGCAGTCCCATTCAGTTGAATTGTCTCCGACTGGACTGCTGGGCCAGCAACGTCCATCCCGTAGATCGTGACCTTCTGAGTCGTGTCGTCGGGGTGATCAGACGACAATTGAGCCTGACCCGCTTGAAACCAGTACGACTGGAAGTTGACGGTTCGGGCGGCGTCCACCACCCCGAGAGCGAACATGCTGACCTCTACCCAGCCTGCCTCTGAGGTCGTGACTGGGTTGACGCCATCCAGTTCAACCGCTTCCATGTAGGGACCGCCGCCGTTTTGCCCGATAATCAGGAGCCACGCATTACTGGCACCATCGGTCCAGACGTTAATCGGCCCACCGCCTTCAAGCGGATCACTGCTCCAGTCGTAAAGCCCGTAATGCTGACCGCCACCTGTGGCGGCTAGCACAGGGGTGCTCGTGGTATTGCCCCGAACGGTAAACGTCGCGCCACCGGGGGCAGCGTGCAGGTAGATCCCCAGGACGCCGCCAGCCTTGAACGTCTGGACGCCGTTTACATAGGTGGCGGGGGTGCCGCCCAGTGTGATTGTGTCAGACACCGGATTGTCGCCAGCGTCCAGCCCGTAGATCGTGATCTGCGACGTTTCTGTGCCGTCGCTAGTGATCTCCATTGTTTCAAGGCTAGCGGTCTGAGCAAGGTCGCCGTTCAGTCCTGGGTTGCTGGGGATGGTGCCGATAAGCTCATTCCCCCGGCCCGCGAACGACGCACTGACGGCGGCTGTCAGCCCGCCACTGTGCGTGAACGACACATCTGCGACGCCAGCGGTCCCGGTGTACTGGATTGTCGCCACGCCGTCTGCGCCGATGTTGTCAAAAGTCTCAACGACGCTATCGAAGCCGATCTGGACCGCCTTCGTGTTTGGATCGCTGCCGTTGGAAACGTCCACGTTGATGCGCTCAGTGAAAGCGCCGTAATCGCGGCTAGCCAACTTGAGAGCAGGGTTCCCGCCGTCGTCGTCCAGGGTCAATGTGCTCTGGGTCGCGGGGTTGACCTTGACGAACATAACCTCTTGAGCACCGCCGGGGATGCCTGGGTCTTTCGACGGGTCAAAGAGCATCGTTCCACCCTCAAGTAGATCGCCCTCTTTGAACATCTTGCCGATCTTGCCGGGGTTCGACACCCTGTGAACAACGCCGGGTTCCCCACCCTCGACCTCTCCGATCAAGGCGACAATCCCAGTTGCGCCGAGTCCAACTTGAGCCAGCCCGCTCGCGTCAACCTCAGAGTACGAACCTGGGATCGCTGTTACGCGAGAGTTGAAATAGATTGTCGTCGCCATTGTCGTCTAACTCCGCAAGTCGCGAGCGTTCGCCCGGTGGTTCCCGCCAGCTTCACCGCGACGAAGACCGTGAATGGGACGATTGGCAAACTCCTCAAGCAGGGCAGACCAATCCTCGGTGGACCGCTTTTCGCGGCTATTGATCCCCTTCTCGTTGCACCACACCTCAAACGCTGCGCCGCCGTGCGGAAAGAGCTTACTCGTGTGCCCTGCATAGCGCGCAGTCGTTTCAAGCCCTCTGGAGGTCGAAGAAACAGCGTGGGTCACACCTAGCCCAGGTGCGGCCTTACGCTTCTTGCGAGGGGGGACGAAGGGCACAGACGGGCTGTCGCCCCTAGAAGGGGATGCTGCTTTGCGCTTTCGCGTCTTCGGTGGTGCCATCTGGGCTTCTCCCCTTTGACTTTCTATTCGATATACGGCTTGACGCCGCCGCCGGAATCTTCATGGAAGATATTGAGGGTGCCGTCGCAGGTTAGATAATCCTCGATTGTCGTCATCAAAGCAACCGCCAACGCATCTGAATCGACCCAAACCTCCTCGTATTCGGTGGAGACGGTTAGCCGCCGAACGAACAAGTTCTCTGGTGAATACCTGGGATCTGGCGCTAGATCGGCTCCTGAGAGGGTCGGTTCATTCAACCCACCCTCAAGAAGACGCCACATACCCACGTTCATTATCTTTCTAGCGACACGATAATAGCAGGCGCAAACGTCTGGGTGTTCGGCATAGATCGTGATCCCGTAAGTACCCGTCACCCGCCGCTTGAACTCCGTTCCGCTTTTGCAGTCTGTCGTGGGTGGAGGACCGCCTAGAAACGTCGCCTGCTGCCCCACTCCAACGTAGTCCTGAGTGATCTCCTCAGAGGTCAACGTGACCGCCCAGCAGGGGAACGGTCCCTCTGCGCGTGCGTAGCCGCTGACCACTGTTGGCGGGTGATCGGTCCAATACCCCTTGATCACCGCCAGATCGCTCGCTGACAGGTCGCTCAGAATGGTGTCTAGCAGCGTCACATCGCCACTGATCGCCGTTACCCCCTGCTGGAGGACAAGGCGAATACGCTGCTCTGGGACGTTGGCGCTCATTCTCAGACCTTCAGATTGTCCACAGCCGTCTTAATCAGCAGCCTAGCGTGTCCTGGGAAGCGTTTGAGCGCCCTGTCGAAGAAGTGGTGCCCGTCGATCCCAGGATGAATCCACTTGCCTGCCACATGGATGCTCGCTCGGCGGTAAGTTTCGTAGCTTGTCCCTGCCGAGTCAACGCGCTTGCTCATGCCGCCGTAGATCGAGCCAGAGTGCTGCTTTGCACCCGGCGCAGAGCCCTTCATGGTCATAGCGCCCATACCGGACGCTGCGGAAGACGACAATCGAGCAGATTTACCGCTCCCAGGCGCAGGGGCGCTCGCGTTGTTCGTCAGGTCGTTCTTTGCAGCGCGTCCGATCTTCCGACCGACCAGAGCGGCTTGCTGCTTGTTCATGCCGCGCTTCGATTCCAGGCTACCCATCGGCATCCCAGCGACCCCCGCAGTTTTACCCTTCTGATGCCTGAATCGAATTGTCGCGTATGTCCCGCGCTTCCCGCCAGGAGGCGACAATCCGCGACCCTTCACAAAACTAGGGACCATGTTGCCGCCGCCCCACCCAGTTTCAACAGCGTTCGCCAACCAGCCTGCGAGGCTAATTGTCGCGAACTTGACGGTGCTCGACTTCAGCGCCGTCGCCTTGACCGGAAAGTTAGACAGCTTGAGCCCCTGCTGGTACTCGATCAGCGACGTTTTCAGTTCCCGCTGCGCGAGAGCCGCAATATCGTTCTCAAGCGCCTTCGCCAATTCAGGAAGCACAGCAGCCACCGCAGCCGGGAGGGCAGCGATGCCGGGAGGCACGTTTAGCGTGACTTGCGTGATCACGATCTCGCCGCCGTCAAGAAGTCGAGCTTGACCTTGAAGGTGGTGGGGAGATTCCTCGGCTCATAAACGCCCTTCGCCCCCTTTTCCGGTCCCTTGAGGGCCTGGATGCCGTAAGTCGCATCGTCAACGATCCAAACTGGGCGACAATTGTAGTGGACCGTGAATCGAGTGTTGAGAGCAGGCCCCTGCGCTGGCAACCACTGGAGCCGTAGGGGGAGGTTGCCGACCCCCTCAAGCATCGTGAAATGCTGACCTTCGTAGTAGTAGGTCGGGGTTCCGGCTGTCTCCGTGGCGACAAAATTGATCTTCACGGGCTCATAGCGCATCGCTCGCGTCTGCGCGTCCGTGGTGCGCGTGGTCTTACCCACCTGAACAGTGGTGCCTGGACCGTCGCTGACGACTAGCTCGCACCATGCCATTTCTTGATTGACGCCCACAAAGCGGTCGCGAAAGCTGACGCGCATCTGGCTCTGCATCGTCATAAGCGCGTCAGTGAAACTCCACCCGCCGAACTCCTGATCGAAGTTTTCCTTGATTGTCGCCTGCGCGAACGTGCATTGAACGTCCACGAAGTCTCGCGTCAGATGGCGGTCGCGGTCGAACTCAGGGCTGACGTACCACCAGCCGTCACTTCCGCACAACGCACAGTCAGGATTCCACTGATCGCTGCCGTCCATGCGGCATGGGCACTCGATTGCGCGGCTCCAGCGGAACGACAATCCGAGTCCCTGGATTGCCTGTGTGAAAAGCTGGGGGTCGAACGCGCCGAGAGGTCCGTACTTCGTGACCAGCGGCGGCTGACTCATATCACCACCATCCGAGACGCCTTACCGTAGTAGCGCCGAAGGTTCGGAATGAGCCCTTTCAACTCCTTAGTGTAGTTGCCGACACGCGCACCAAAGCCAGCATTTGTCGCTGAAGAAGTTGTGTTCACGTTTTGGGAAAGTCCTGGCAAACTGACACTCTTGCTGGCAATTCCGGCTCCTACGATCAGGTCGCCTGCGATGTTCAGGACGCCGATTGACGCCTGCATCCCGATGGCGTGCTTGATATCAGGCGGTGCCGTCAGCGGCTCAAAGCCAGAGCGGTAGTTGAAGTGCCAGATGTGCGGGACGCGCCCGGTTGCGCCTGACCACATCGGCAGCAGCGAGCCTGGGATCATCAGCACATCGGCGATGTTCCCCTGCCCAGGCACGATCTGAATCACGCCTGACACCCCGTTGTCCTCCATGACCACCCACTGCGGATCGATCACCACTGATTGCGCCATCGAGGGGTACTGGAAGCTGACCTGATCGATGCCGACTAGGGGGTAGTTTTCCAGTTGGAAGTAGCCCCAGCGAGCGTAGTCCACCGCGTAGTGGTCGTGCGTTTCGTCAGTGTGCGTGCGGGCGACCAGATCGATATCGAGTTCCTTCTCCAACCAGTCAACGCCAGCGCGAATGTAGTATTCCAGCATCCTGTCTGGGAACGGGACGCCATTGTCGTCTGTCAGGTCAAGACCGAACAGGTAGTTCGCCCGTAGCTCGTCCACCGTGATCAGGAGGGCGCTCTCGCCCTGACCCTCTGACGACACCTCCTCGCTGAACTGCGAGGTCTGCCCCAGCGCAGTGTTCTGGTACTGCGCCTGATAGTAATACTCAGTGTCTACCGTCGCCGTCGTGTCGTTGTGCGAGTAGAAGAATGTCTCTGGGAGCAGTGTCCATGTCTTGATTGTCGTCCAGACCGCGAGGTCGGTACTCCGCTGCAAGATCATCGAGTCATACCGCTCCATGACTGTACTGACGGCGGGGGCTTCGACCGTGACTTCGGTGACAAACTGATTCGTTGTCGCATCCACGCGCTCAGATCCGCGCAACACGGTCTGCACAATTGGCGACAATCCGAGTGTGTGGAACGCTACGGTGCCTGCGAGCGCCGGGGCTACGAAAGCCCGGTCGAACTCGATGGCTGGGATCTCCAGCCGATAGCGGAAGGCCTCTACTGCTGTGTGGGTGAAGTCACCTGACCCGTCAGTGACGACTTCGACAGGCGTGGTGCTGATTCCGATTCCGTTGATTGCTTCGCTGCCTCCTGCGCTCGGCGAGGATGGCGACAATCGGACAATCGCGTTTGGAACTGGGTTGCCGCTCGCGTCTTGAATAGTACCTGTGATTGATACCGTCACGGCGGGAGTCTCCTATGACAGATCGCGCACTGTTCTTATGTAACACCGCGAGTTGGTTCCCAGGCTCGCCCCGGCAATCGAAGGGCGCACCCGAATGTAGTGACCGATGCTTTCAACGTCGATGTAAAACCGAACCACTGTTCCAGGCGCGAGGGCGCTCGTGTCGAGAGTGATCGGGGTCGAGGGCGTCAAAGCCAGCGTCCCGCCAAACAACACGCCAAAGCTGCTGTAGCGGTCATACCACTCCGTCGCAACGTCCTTCTGCTCAAGGCCAGCCTGAACGTCCAGATTGAAGGCGGTCATGTCGCCAGTGGTCCCACCGCCAACCGTCAGATCGACGTAAAGCTGAACGCGGTCATAGCCCTTGACGTTCAACCCTTCCGACCATGTTGACCCGCCAGGAGACGCCGGAACGGTCACGTTCTGGTAGGCGTCATGGAGCACAACCGCGTGGTCAAGAATATTCGTTTCACGAATAGTCGAGCACCGCAACGCCCGTGTGGACTGCGACTGTACGTCAATCCTTGCTGGGATATCAGACATTCAGGCTACCCGCTCTACCTGCCGTCGATGAGGTACGAAATCCCAACGCCAGAGCCGCCAGGATCAGTATCGACGGTGACGGTCAGATTGTCGGAACCATCCCAGGTTACGGACTCGATGTAGTTGGCGGAAGTGCCTGCCTGGAAGATCGAAGCGAACACGGGAGAGGCGTCCATCCCAGGAAAGTTGCCAACCACCACAAATACATCACCATTCGGGAGGTTGGTCGTACCGGAGACGATGCTCGTCAACTCTACGTCAAGAGAGTCCACGCTGACTTCGTTGGCGTTTGCCTGAACGATGATATCGCCCAGCTTGTCCGCAAGCGCGAAGCTAGGCGGGTGCCCTGCCGACAGGCTCGGAATGTAGTCGTTGATCATTCGCTGCTGGGCAGCGGTAAGGGCTGTGACGGGCATGGGTTCAGTTACCTCTCGTTCATGCGTTCGATAAGTGCTTCGACGGCGGTTTTGCGAGTCTTGCCAGCTTCTTCCGCTGCCAGGAGCGCGTCAAGTATGTGATCCAGTTCGCCAGTCGCCAGCTTCGCACTGAGCGACGCAACCGATCCGTCAAGAGCCGAGAGATCGGGTTCTGGTTCGGGTTCGGGTTCGGGCTCTGGAGCGGGTTCGGGCTCTGGAGCGGGTTCCGGCTCCTCCGGTTCTGAGGCGACAATCGCCGCTACCGGAGGAGCCGAGACACGCTGATACTCAGCAAAGGCGAGCAGAGAGGCTGCGTCGTCGGCAGGAATCCCAGCTTCGGCGCTGGGCTCCTGTCCGTCGATGGCGTGTAGATTCCCCGATTCTGGATTCACCCAGTACGAAGCTCCTGATTCACCCACGATGTGACCACCGCGAAAGTGTCGAAGCGTACATCGGACGACAATCGAGCTATCTGCCATCGTTACAGCCTCCTGCTGCTGCTCAGAGTGCGCTATGCGAACGCACCAGTAGGCAGCTTGCCGATATTGATGAAGATTCCATTGTGTAGCGGCTTCTGGATTTGCAAAGCCAACAGCAAAATCTGTGCCCACCGAACCGAAGTGTCGATGGTAGCGAGCGGAACCTTAGTGAATGGCGCAAGCTGCTTGATCTTCATCACCTCGGAACCGCCAGAGAGCATGTAGCCCTTGCTGCAATTCGGGAGGAAGCGGTTCAAGTCCACCAAAGTCGTCAGCGCACCAGCCGAAGCCACCTTCATAATGAAGCGGCAGGTCGCGGCAGTGCCACCCAGGTCAGAGCGGTAGATCTCGTAGTAGGTCGTTCCGTTGCCACCATCGGTGACAGGGATGCTGACCTGATCGAGAGCCGCCACCGTGATGCCACCAGAGGTGACAGGAGCACTCTTGCCCAGCGCCGAGCACGCAACCACCTGATAGATGTAGGTTCCGGCGTCAGCCGCACCCCAATAGGTGGTATTGGTTCCAGCGTAGGCAGGAGTCGTGATTGCACCCAGGACCGGGGGGTTCGGACGAGTGGCGGTCTGGCCGACACCAGCGGCGTTCGCCGTGGTGCTGTCAGGAATGAAGATATCGTTCTGCAACTTGATGTTGCCGAACGGCGTCGAAACTCCCTGAATCGAGATTCCAGCCATGCCACCCTTCGGGGCAGGCAGATCGTACCGCTCCTTCGGATACATGATCTTGCTCAGATCCTTGACGGGACCGGGCGGGAGCCACAGGTCAGAGGGGCGACCGTAGTTCGGCTCGGCGATCAGGCGTTCAACCATGTCCGCGATGTGATCCTCAGACAGAGGATTGCCGCGAAGGTCGATCACATTGTCGCTTTCGTAGCCGGAAACGTAGCCGTCGTCCAGAGCAGTGTTGCCCCAGGCGACCGTGGACAGCTTCTCAAGACCGTCCATCTGGACGGGCATCATGTTCTCGTCACCGTCAAAGAGCGTGCGCTCAAGCTGGCGAAGGAGGAACATCGTGCCGTTCACAGCCTCTCGGGCCATGATATCTCCGAACTTAGATCGGAGCATACCCATCACCATTGAGACGCGCCTCACAGTGCCCATATACTTAATCACTGTGTAATTTCGGGCATAGGTGCTCGTGTCTTCGGCTGGAAGCGCCCCCTCGTTCATCCAGACAGCGTTGCCAGAGCCGTAGCTGACCAACTGATCGAACTCTTCGACAGTGTTGGTGGCTGCGTCCTTATACAGGCTCGCCCAGAAGGGGATTCCGCCCCTTCCGCCCGCACCCTTCATCTGGTAGGTGACGTTGAAAAGTGTGGAGTCCAGCGACTCCAGACGGAGAGGGAATCCAACACCGGGCGCTGTGCCTGGGTTGTTGATATCCTGCCCAGCCATCAACGCCTTGTTGAGTGCCGAAACCTCGTCCGCAGAGGCTACGCCTCCCAATGCTCCTACCTGATCGCCCATCGTGGACAACCCCTGGTAGTCGCGCCAGCTAACAAAATCGCCGTTCATGTTCCTGTCTCCTCTGTAGCTTTCGCTGGAAGTTGTCTACGATACCTGCTGGATCGCAGCCATCACGTTTGTTGGAAGATCGCCTGTCTGCTCATACAAAGCAGTTGCATGAGACAGCCGCGTCACTGCTGCACCGTCGTCAGAATCCACAGCGTGAATCATCAGAGCACGGAGCGCGTCAGTAACCTGCGCCTTTGAGAGATTGTCGTCTCTATCCGGCGTACCACCGCCAACGCTCTTTGTCAGCCCTCGACCGTTGACCTCCTCGGGTCGTGCGGTAATGGCTCGTCGCGGAACAGGAGCACTTTCCACCTCGGCGAGGCGTGCTGCCATCGACTTGATGATCTCGTCCTGATGGGTGGCGTGCGTCGCGAGGCTCTTGATCAGCGAGCCCTGTGCCTTGAGCAGTTCGCGAGTAGCGCGTCCGTCGCGGGAAACCTCCGTCACAACCTGACCCATGCGTCCATCGACGCCCTTGACCAGAGTTCGGAGGAAGTCGGAAGCGTCCACAAGCTGGGACGCATCGTCGTCTTCCTCAATGGTGTCCACGAGACTCTTGTGAATGTCCTCGGGCTCGGGCTCCTCGATGCCCGCAGCCTCGACCTCGGCCCAGATTCGACCGAGTTCAGCACGCTCAGACTTGCTGATCATGCCAGCGTCAAGACGCGCCGAAAGGAAAACCTCTCGATTGTCGCCGTCGTCACCGCCCACGGCGTCCTCGACAGCGGCATAGGCGTCGATAGCCTTCATCAGGTCAGTGACTTCAATATCGGCCTTGTCCATTTCGTAGTCCTCCTCGCCTTCTTCCTCGTCGGCTTCGGCTGTCTCGGTTTCTTCGCCAGTGTCCTCGTCGTCGTCGTCGCCCATTTCTTCCTCGCCGTCGTCCTTCTTGAGGTCGAACTTCTCGGAAGGGGGCTCGTCTTCTTCGGCAGAAGCCTTTGCCAGATTGTCGCCTTCGTCAGCGCCCTCCATCAGAGGAAGCGACTCATAAGCCGCCTTGCTGATTCCGTCAGTGACGCCAGCGCGGACGCAAAGATGGGTGTAAGCCTCAAAGGAGGTTTCCGGCAAACGCTGTTCAGGAGCCCGAAGGGCTTCAATTTCGTCAAGAGTCATGGGTATCGAACCCTCCAGATTCTACGAAGTCGTTGACTCTGCCAACGCTCCAATTCGGAAACCTGTTGGCGACAATAATATGAGCCTCTGCCTTTGTCACCCTCTCGGCACGAGAAGGTTCAGTCGGAACCCAGTCGCCGAGAGCTTCAGACAGGTACTCAATGTAGTCCACAGTGGTCATTGGCTGCACTTCCGCAACCATATCAGCCTTGCGAAACTGTGGGAGAATTGCGTTCGCTTCTGGGTGGGGCTCCCACTCAATCATTTCTTCTTCGTCGTCACCATCTTCGTAGGTGGTGACAGCCAAAGTACCGTCAAGCGCCTCCACTCTCAGCGGAAAGCCCTCGCCGGGGGCGGTCCCTGGATTGGTGATCGCGCTTCCCGCCATCATGGCTTTGGCGAGCACCCGAAGTGACGTTTCCGTATTGACCGGAACGTGGGTGATCGCGACGTTGTGAATGTCGGCGCTCGTGATCGTAGTTTGATCGCGCTTATCTCGCGCCCCGACCTTACCCTCAATCGAAAAGCCCAGCCCACGCCCGTTCGGGCTCTTGCTCAAGCTGCGAGCGAGGGCGTAAACCTTACGCCCCTCGTCCGTGTTGACGAGGTAGCCCTCGGCCCACCAGCCATCGTGGTCAGACGCAGTGCCGTTCGGAAGGCGCTCCCCCTTCTTCACGCGCTTCGCGGTCGTGGGATAGCCGAGTACGTCGGTGGTCTTTTGCCCGTGATTGTCGTTGAACCAGCCGTGATCGAGGAAGGGGCTGAAATTGAGCCCGTCTTGAACCACCCGCTCCTGCTGCCGATCCAGCGCACCAGTCGAAACGATGCCGCCAATCCGCATAGGATTGTCGTCCTCGGACTTCTCCCAGGCAGTGATCGGTATGTGGAATCGGAAAGTGTTTTCAGTCATTCAGGGTCTTCAATGCGCCGACCCTGTGCCCGTATTTCGGGCGGTCCAATGGCTGCAAGGTTCGTTTTAGTACGGATTGTCGTCTGCCGTCAACTCTTAGGTATCCGAAAGGCAGGAACAATCGGCTGCGGCGTCATAGCCTTGTGCAGGGTAGCACCGTCCGCAATTGTCACCGATTCTTTGCAGTGTGGGCACGGGCCGCTGATCAGCCCTGAGTCTGGGTCCATCAAAACGATGCCCAGCCTCAAACGAAGCCCGCCTTCTTGCGCTCCACCTCCGATGGACTTGCGACAATGCGGGCACCGGATTGTCGCCCCCATCAGATTATGTCCAGCCCCAAAATCTCTGCGAAGTGGGCTGGGCGTCTTCCCATGTGGACGCGGCGCTCGGCGCACGCTCGGGCAATCCCGAACAGCACACGCTTCAACCCCTCGGCTCCGTGGTTTCTCATAATGTAGCCACAGGTTGTCTGGGGTTCGACCCACTGGACAAGCTGTTCAAGGTCGGCGTCGTCAGCCAGGAAATCGGTCAGGTGATCGAATGCTGCGATGTTCGGCAGCGGGCGGTCCATGTTGTCGGTGCCTGGATAGACACACAAAACCTGCGAGAGCGACAATCGACCGTAGCGCCCGAGCGGCGCTTCGCCGACTCTGCCCGATCCGCTCA